GCATTGTCTTTGGCGAGGGCTTTTTAGCCCAGGCCGCCAAGGTGAAAGAGGCCTGCAACCTGCCCGGGGCCGGGGTCTTGGTGCATCCGCTTTGGGGCAGCATCACGGTTGTCTGCACAGAGTGCCGTTCCACTTACACCACCAAGAAAAAGGGCATGGTTGAGTTTTCATTCACCTTCAAAGAAGAAGGGGAAAACCTCTATCCCACGGCCAACTCTGATTATGCCGAGCGGGCCGTGGCCCAGGCCCAGGCATCCCTGGAAGTATTCAATTCCCAGTTTGCGCAAATGGTTGATTTGGCCGGTCCGGACTGGCTGCAGACTGAATTTGCCAAGGATCTGGATGCGACCCTGTCGGTCATCAAAAAGGCCATGGCTCCACTTATAGACCCCTTGGGGGCTGCGGCCGAAGCCCTGGACGCGGCCTTTAACCTGACTGCCCAGGCCATAAGCGGCGCGGAAACCATTGTTGACGAAACCCTTGGCCAAGAGGCTATCAGCACAGCCCTTGGCGGGTTATCCGCTGTGGCTTCTCTGGACCCTGCCGGAGCCTTCAAGGCCGCGCTTAAAATCACGGGCTCTGGAATTGATTCTGTTCTTGACCCCATTTCAAGCCTCACCCCTTCCCGGCTAAAGCAACAGATCAACCGGCAGGCCACGGCCATGCTGACCAGCGCCCAGGCCATTGCGGCAGGGGTGGAGGCGGCCATGGGGATTGATTATTCCAGCCGCCAGCAGGCCGAGGCGGCCATGGAAGATATTGTGGGCATGATCGATGATGCCGCTATCCGCGCGGCCGACATTGGCGATGACCAAAGCTTTTGCGCCCTACGCGATCTCATGACCGTTGCCGTGGACGGCTTCACTCAGATCATCCAGGCCCAGACGCCGGCCACCCAGATAACCGTGCCGGCCGCAGCCACACCGGCTTTGGTGCTGGCTTACCGGCTCTATGGGGATATCAGCCGCGAGTCCGATATCTTGGGGCGCAACCAGGGAGTTAGCGACCCCGCTTTTATGCCTTCCGGTGATGAGGTGGAGGTGCTAAGTGCCTGACGTTGTACTTAAGGTGGGAGGGGTTAAGCATGGCGGGTGGAAGTCCGTGCAGGTGAGCCGGGCCCTTACCCAGCTTTCGGGCACCTTCAGCCTGGAGCTGACCGACAAATGGACCAAGGGCAAGCAGGCCATGAGCATCAAACCCGGCCAGGCCTGTCAGGTGCTTTTGGGGGCAAAGCCCGTGATCACCGGTTTTGTGGATGCGGTAAACCCCTCTTACGAATCCAAGCAGCACAGCATCCAGGTTCAGGGCCGGGACAAGACCGGCGACCTGGTTGATTGCTGCCACGACGGCGCGGTGGTGCAATGGGAAAACCGCACAATTTTGCAGATCGCCGAAGAGCTGTGCAAACCCTTTGAAATTCCGGTTGTGATGCTGGCTCCGGAAGGCGCGCCCTTCATGCAAAAAACCTATAACCCCACCTCCACCATCATGAGTTTTCTGGGGCAGCTTGCCCGGGAGCGGGAGCTTTTGGTGATGAGTCTGGGCGACGGCGCGCTCACCTTTGCCCGCACCGGCATTTCCCGCGCTCCCGCCCTGGAGCTGGGGGTGAACATCAAGGCGGGCCGGGGATCTTTCAACAACGCAGACCGCTTCAGCCATTACCTGCTCAAGGGGCAGGGACAGGTCCCGCTTGATCAGAAACTGGAGTTCGACCAGCCCGGAAAAGAAGGCGAGAACCTGAAGACCCAGCAAAAGCTTTTAAACCCCAAGGCCCAGGCCACGGACTCACTCATAACCCGGCACCGGCCCAAAGTGATATTGGCGAGCCAGGCCGGGGACCAGGCCGGCATGGAAGCCAGGGCCCGCTGGGAATCCTGCGTACGGGCCGGACGTTCCCGCACGGCTACCTACACCGTATCGGGTTGGGAGGCAAAACCAGGCTCCCTGTGGGGCATCAACCAGTTGGTTTATGTGAAGGACGGCTTCCTGGGCCTGGATGAAACCCTGCTCATAGAAAAGGTGGATTACTCCTTAGGTGAAGGCCAGGGATCAACAACCACCATCACTGTTGTCCACCCCAATGCATACGAAGCCAAGCCCCAAGAAAACGCGGCCAATCAGATTCACGCCAAGCTGGATTTTGGGGGTGAAGAATGAACCGCGCTTTTTTTGAACGATTGCTGGCCCCCATCAAAAGCAGGCTCATGCTTCTGGCCGGGCGCTGCTTGATCCTGGCCGCCGGTGGTGAGGGCGCCCTTGCCGGGGTGACCGCACAGGCCATGGACGGCGAAGTGCTGGAGCAACTGCAGTTGATGCAACAGGTGGGCCTGGCCTCCTTGCCCTTGGAAGGCGCGGAGGGCGTGGTGATATTTCCGGGCGGTGACCGCTCCCTGGGTTTCGTTGTCGCAACCGAGGACCGCCGCTTAAGGCCCCAGTTGGAGCCCGGAGAAACCGCCCTTTATTCAAAAGAAAACGTGCAGGCCCCGGAAGAGGAACTGCCCGAAGGAATAGAGGCCGGTGAAGGCGGCAACCCGCCCTTGCATGCTGTGTATCTGAAAAGCGGCCGCCTGGTGAACCTGCACGGCTCAGAGGTGAGCCTTTATCTAAACGGCCAGCCGCTTAATTTTTCCAGCGTTCCAGGGATCTGCACCTTGACCTATCCGGGGATTATCAAGATCGGCTCCCTGAACATCCCGGCTGAAGCTGAAGGCGGGGCCCTGCCCCCCAGCTTTAAGTTGGAAGCAGAGCAAGTCACCATCAAGGGCAACTCTCTTAAGATCGAGCTGGGCGGCAAGACCTTTACCTTTAGTTCGAGCAACATGCCCGCCCGCATCGGTGTGGACAAGGCAGGTGCCGACACCATCCAGGAGGGGCCATGATCACAGACTTTGCCAGCAGCTTTGACAATGACCTGATGCAGGGAGACTTGAGCTTCACCCAAGCCGGGCTCTTTGAAAATGAGTCCAGCTTGCGCACAGCCATTTTGCACAGCCTCCTTGGCAAGGCCCGAATCAGCACCGAGGAAATGGAAATTTACCAGGTTGATGAACCCGGCGGATGGTGGGGCAGCCAGCTTACCGGCAAGCAGAATGACAACTACGGCTCCAAGCGCTGGGTCTTGCGGCGGGCCAAGGCAAACGAGCAGACCAGACGGCTCTATGAGCAGTTCACCCGGGAATCTTTGGCCTGGCTCATCACAGACGGACTTGCCCAGGCGGTTGACTATGAATCCGAATGGGGCCGGCCGGGGCAGTTGTTGGAGCGTATCACCGTGACTTTAAGCACAGGCCGGACAGAACAGTTCGACCTCATTACCAGGAGCTTGTGATGCCGATTGAAAGGCCCACACTGACGGAACTTAAAGAGCGCATCAAGGCTGATTATGCGGCCAGGCTGCCGGGCGCGGCCATAGGGGTGCGCCGGGGAAACATCGAGGTGCAGACCTCGGTGGACGCGGCCAGCGCCCATATGCTCTATGGCCTTATCACCGAGATCTCCCGGCAGATCCTGCCCGACTCAGCAGATGCGGACCACCTTGCCCGGCATGCATCAATTTGGGGCATAACCAGGAAACCGGCGGCCAAGGCTTTCGGCAACCTGATTTTAACCGGAACCAACGGCGCGGAGATCCCGGCGGGCACGGTCTGGGAGCGGGCGGACGGGGTGCGCTATGCAACAGACTCCCTGGCCGTAATTTCTGAAGGATCGGCCACCGTTTCGGCAACAGCCGTGGATGCCGGCGCAGACGGCGACTATGAAGCCGAAGCCCAGCTCACCATGGTGGGCTACGTGCCGAACATCACCCAGGTGGCCACTGTTGCGGCTCCGGGTTTGGGCGGCGGCGCGGATATCGAAACAGACGACAGTGTAAGGGCCAGGATAATAGGACGGATCCAGACCCCGCCTGCCGGCGGGGCGGAACATGATTATGTGGCCTGGGCCCGCGAGGTGCCGGGCGTGACCAGGGCCTACTGCTACCCCTGCCGCATGGGGGAGGGAACCGTGGGGGTTACGGTCTTGACCGATGCGGCAGAAACCGGCCCCATTCCCAGCGCGGCTGTGATCGATGATGTTCAATCTTATATAGATGCGCTGCGCCCGGTGACAGCTTCGGTAACGGTTTTTGCCTGCGCGGCCTTGCCGGTCGCCTTTACTTTAAGCATCAGCCCGGACACTGCCGCTATCCGCGCGGCCATCGCAGCCGAACTGGAAGATTTCTTTAGACGCGAGGCAGAGCCTGAAGGCGGCCTGGCCTTGTCACGGATCAGCGAGGCCATCAGCCAGGCGGCCGGAGAGTTCAGCCACGCCATTGTGAGCCCAACTACAAATCCGGATGCCGGGGCCGGGCAACTGCTCACCCTGGGCAGCATCACTTGGGAGTAGGCCATGGCAACGGTTGAAGCACATCGCCAAAAAAGAGCCTCGCTTATGCCCGAAGGCGTGCTTTGGCCACAAGGGGCTGAAAGCACAACTCAAAAACTGCAGCTAGCCAAGGCCGAAGAAGACGCCCGGGTTGACGCCACAGCACAGCAGCTAATCAACGAATCCGACCCGCGCACCGCCTTTGATCTGCTCACAGACTGGGAGCGGGTCTGCGGCCTGCCTGACAAGTGCAGCGAGTTGACAGACACACTGGCCGATCGGCGGGCGGCGGTTGTCACCAAGCTAACCGGCCTGCCCTCTCAGACTCCGGCTTACTATCAAGCCATGGCCCTGGGGCTGGGTTATGACGTGACAATCACCGAGTTCCGGCCTTTTTGCGCGGGATCAGGCCAAGCCGGAGAGCCTGTTTTAAGCGTAGCTTGGGCGCACGCCTGGCAAGTCAACGCGCCGGAAACAACGGTGCAAAGTTTTCGGGCAGACAACGCAACCGCCGGTGAGCCGCTCAGGAGTTGGGGTAATGACAAGCTTGAATGTGTGATCCAGCAGCACGCCCCGGCCCACACTGTAACCCTTTTTGCTTACGGGAGCTGACATGCACAAAATAGACGGCCCTGGACACGTTGATAATAC